AAGGTAGCAATCAGAAGCCGGTGGATTGCCGATCTGTATCGCTCTATCTACAAAAAGGGAGTCGATGATATGTCACTTGGACAATGGCATAAATGCCCGAAATGCGGGCGAAAACATCGGGCGTTAACGAAGATTTGTTATCTATGCAAGAGATTAGATACGCAATTCGAGCTTTCATTCGAACTGCCACAGCAAAAAGAGCAATTCGAGCAGATAATGTCGAGAATTCGGCACGAGGAAAAAATGCTGAAATCGAAAGGCCATAAGCCGACCCAAATATCGGCCGGTCGGGCAGACAGGATATTACAGAAAGTAAAAAGTTAAGGTATTAAATCACTTGAGGCACCAAAGGGATAAAAAATGGCAGCTACTAATATTAACAAAAAACTTTATCCAATAATTGATTTTCCTTGGTCTAAAGAGGAATGGAATATACTGAGGGATTGGTTGAATAGTCCCCGTCAAGTAAAAGATATTGCACAAATCCTTTGTCGTAGCCCTTCTGCCATAAGAAATGCCATTAGGAGAATCCGCGAAGAAGATAATGGTAATATCCCAAAGAAAGTTTTTTATGAGGGGCATAGTCCTTTCAAAGGAATGACTAACAGGTTCTCGATAGAAACTCGAAAAAAAATGAGAGAAGCTGCTTTAGGGCGAATATTCTCTATTGAAACTCGGGCAAAATTATCTATTTCTCGGCGGAAACGGACAATAAGAGGTGGTGAGTGAAGTATATCAATACCAAGTTTAGCCCCCGCGGCGAATGAGCGGGGAGTAGTCACGGATGACAAGAAAGAAAGTTAAAAGTGAAAAGTATGCTTGATAAAAATAAGACACCAAAAACTCACAGGGCTACTGCAATAGTTTCCGCCTATCTTGACGCACGGGGATTTAAGCCGATTGAGACAGAGGTTCGTGTTTACAATGGATGGATAGCTGATCTGGCCTCTTTTGTATATCCGACTATGACTGAGACAAAAAAACTCAAGCTTACCGGATATAAAAATATCTTAGGCGAAGCGAAAATTGAATTTAATGATTTTATATATAGATATAGCACACCTTTAACAGCAATAGTCGAAGTGAAAGTCACCAGGCAGGACTTTAAAATAGACATGGAACGAAAATTCTCCGGCCAAATTTTTCCGGCACACTTATGTTATCTTGCTTATCCGAGGGGAATTATTGAGGAGCCTCCTGTCGGCTGGGTGGGTTTGGAGTTGGACAAAGAATGCCAGAGACTTTTGAGGGTGACAAGAAGTGTCTTAAAAAGAAATAAATATAATTATACTTTTGTTCATCCACAGAATCCCGGTGACACAATTGATTTGATAGCAAATGTAGCAATTCGACGTGAGCATAGAACAAGATATCAGGCAATGCGTGACTGGCTTAAATCTTATAGAGCAAAAGAAAAACAGGATCAAAAAGTATCTGATGTCAATGAATTGCTTTACTGGATTGAAAAGATTCTTGATGGCAAAACAAGAAAAACTGAGACTATTCTTCAAAGCTTTTATTTTCCTAAACGATGGGAAAATATTAAAGAGAGACTTGATAATATATTTCATAAATTATTAGAGATAAAAGCCGCGACGAATGAGCGGGAAGTAGTCACGGATGACAACAAAGAAATTTAAAAGTAAAAAGTCAAAAGGCAAAAAAAAGCCCCCGCGGCGATTGAGTGGGAGACTATCCATGGCCGACTGCCAGAGGCTGGGGTTTGATTATGCCGATATCGCCGAGGCGGACAATAATTCGGGGATTGGTTCCAACCTTTTCAATTATCTTGCCAAACATCCGAAACTGCGGGATTCCTACGACCGCGGACGCCTGCTGCGGGCTCTTGTAAAGACAGCGCCTAACTCTCTAATTAACGAGGCGGCGACGAAATTAAAATATCTTGGCTTCAATCAGTTCAAAACCGGACAGGACCTGCGGGATTTTCTCGATAAGGACGCCGAGGCCAACGAGCTTTGGGAGACGGCCAGGTTTAACGCGGCCATCGAGAACAGAGAGAACCTTCGAACGGCGGCTTCCGGCGGCAATGTAAAGGCGATAGAGCTGTTAGATAAATGGTTTGTGGAACACCAGAAAGAGACGGGTGAGGCTTCCGCCGATCTCAATCGTATAGGCGTCAACCAGATGGCTGAACTTTTTAATGTGACGCGTATTACAATATACGATTGGCGGACTCAAAAAGGACTGCCCGCCAACATAGACGGCACATTCGATCTTCATGCGGCTATACAGTGGTTCGAGGACTTTACATTGAAAAAAGCGGTCCGCGGCAATACGGCCGTCAGTTCCCTCAATCCCTTTCAGAGCGTAAAGACCGAAAGAGAACGTCTGAAATTGGAGCAGGACCGCGGCGAGCTGATAGAACGCGGCTCGGTAATTGCATGGCGATGCGTTATATTGCAGAATATCGTAAACTCTTTTAATGCCATAACCGACCTTGCCAACCGCGTATTCGGTCAGACTCGCGAGGAGATAGTATCACGGTTAGAGGAGTTCAGGGACGAGATTATGGCCAAGGTCCAGTATGTGCCGGCGGAATTGAAAATGAGCCGCGATGCGGAAAAAAAACTCGAAGAGCTGGATGAGATTTTAAAACCCAAAATAGAAGTTAAAAGTGACTAAAGTGAGCTAAAGTGGAAAGTGTAAAGTGAGCTAAAGTTTAAAATGAACTAAAGTGACTAAAGTTAAAAATGACTGCAACGATTGAAAAAAACGAACGACTAACGACTAACGACCAGCGACTAATTAAATACCGTCCTCTACCGCTGTTCGAGGAGGAGCTGGAGATACTCGCCCCGCGAAAAAAACAGCACATGTTAGACTGGATGGGCCAGTATTACGTACTGCCGGCGAAATCATCGAGAATCAAGGGACCGTGGCAATTATCGATAACACCGTACTGGCGGTGCGTTATTAACTGGCTGTGCGATCTTACTACGCGGGTTATATGGGTCTATGCCGCCACGCAGACGGGCAAAAGCGTTATATTAGGCGGCTGGATGGGGTACTGTATTGATATCGACCCGGGGCCGATGAAGGTGGTCCTGCCCGATGAAAAGGTTATCAAAAAGAGAATTAAGCGGCTCAAGCCGGCGTTCGAAAACTCACCGCGAATATTGCGACACCTTGGCGGTGATATTCGCAACCTTCTAATCGGCGAGCCGACCGATTTGGATAATATGCAGCTTGTCTTAGCCTGGCCTACAAGCCCGATTACCCTTTCGGACGATCCTTCCCGTTACGTGGCGGGCGATGAAGTCGCATTATGGCCGCAGGAAGTTAAAGACGATACCGATGCGATAAGCCTTTTGGGCAATCGAACGAGGACATACGAGCAGATTTCAAAGCAGTTTTACGTAACAAGTCCGAAAAACAAGAACGATCTGGCCGATATCAACTTCGAGGCCTGCCAGAAATGGTCTATTCATATTCCATGCCCGGAATGCGGGGTATATCACGAGGCGATGTTCGAGAATGTCAAGCTCGAAAAAGACAAAGACGGCAACTTTCTCAAGCCCGCCGATTACAAACGCGGCCACGGACGAAAGAGACATGCCTGGTATGTCTGCCCGAACTGCCAATCTAAATGGTCGGAGCTCGAGCGCAAGGCGGCCATTTCCGGATGCCGGGCGTGCCCGGAAGGATGCACGATAGGAAAAGACGGTGAGATCATCGGGCAATACGAGGATTCGACACAAAAGGCGATAAGAATACCGTCCGTACTGGTTGATCCGATGTTCACGACGGTAGATACCCTGGCTGCCGAATGGGCGGCGGCGGTCAGGCATAAACATGCGGGAAATATACTTCCGGAACGGAATTTCTGGAACAATCAGAACGCCCGCGCGTGGGAGCAGAGGGAAAGGGCGACTTCGCTTACTATTTTGCAGTCTCATATTAGCGATTATTCGATGCGGGACCGCAATGTTCCGGCAAAGGTTCAGATAATATGTCACGGTATCGATGTCCAGTCCGATCACGTATGGATAGTGACAAAAGGCTATGGCTATCGAAATGAGCAATGGCTTCTTTACGCCGGGCGAATAGAGACCGGCCATACGGGCAGGCCGGAGAACTGGGACATCGTCGAGCAGGTAATCCGGGCCGACTGGATTTCTGAGGCGGATGAGACAATCAAATTCTTTGCATCAAGAGCCGCAGTGGACTGCCGGTATCAGCAGGCGGAGAATCGGGACGAGGAGTCCACGGTAGTTTACGATTTCTGCCTGAGATTTTCGCCCGATACGGTCATACCGGTTATGGGCTATGGCCGGGACCGTATGAGAACATCACTTTACAAGGTCCGGCCGGTGGTGGGCAAGGCATTAAAACGCTTCGATCTGAACGTCGATATGGGCAAGGACCGGCTCTGGCAGGTAATGTTCGATAAAGAAAAATCACCCGGCCCCGGGTATATGCACCTGCCGAATGATCTGCCGTACGAAATTTTAAGAATGTTAGCATCGGAAGCGCAGTTCGTCAAACGGGCACGGTCCGGCAGGGAGATAGTGACATGGCAAAAGAAGCCGGGCTTTCGCGATAATCATCCCTGGGATGCGAGCGTCTATTGCGACCTGGCGGCCGAGTTGGCCGGTGTGTTCGCATTGCAGGATATCGATTATGTAGAGATGATAAAAAGGGCACAAAAAGAAAATAAACAAGAACAGGGCCGAGCGGTCGGGCAGCGGACAATAAGAACTAAATATTAAGGAGTTTATATTATGCAAATATTTAGCGATGAACAAAGAAAAAATACGGAAAATGAGTTAGAAAAAATATATAACGAAAGACTTGAGAAAGTCGAGAAAAATACAAAACAGTTTTTGAAACAGAGAAGATTTAAGAGACTGATAATCAGTAATGAATATATATATATTTTTTTTGTAATACAAAACGGGTCGGAATATTTACAGATGCCTTTAATTGAAAATGTTCCGGATGATGTTACAATAATCAGGGTAGATTATGATATTAGGTTTGATGGATTTTCATTTATTTTAAGCCATCCTTCTTTTGAATCTATTCCGCAATATGCAGATATTCCCATCATCGAAATTGAAAATACAATAATGTTTAGAAACTCAAAATACAAAAAGATTGAAGGGTAAAATTATGTCGAAGAAAAAAGTAAAACAAAGAGCTGAAACACAGATTCAGCAGGAAACTTTACAGCAGGAAACCGAGTCTGAGGAAACAATTGAGACGCCGGAAGTAGAGGCTAAGGCGGGGAATAAATGGTCATTCCCCACGGTAAGTAGATGTCCGCGGTGCGGGACAACGGATACGATTTGCCGACGAACAGACAATAAATTAGGCCGTCAATATCGTATATGCAAAAGGGCGGTTTGCAGGAAAACATATACTGTGTTCGGCGAAAAAGTATAAAATACTTCCAAACTTGGAAGTATTTTCGGTTGAAACGGGTTTTAGGCTATTTTTTCATTGTGTAATATCCGCCATTATAGGAAATTTAATGATGACAATTGAATAAAAGGGCGATCAATCGGCCGCCGACGGGCGGCTATTGTTAAGAATATTAAACGGCAAGTTGGTGCCAACTCATCGACTTGCCGTTTTTTATTTGCCCAAAGAAAGGGCATTTATGTCACTTACCAGCTTATCGAGCTTAAGCGATGCGATAGGACAGTTGAATAATAATCTTCTATGGGAGGGGGATTCCACCAAGGCACAGAACGCGCTCGAGGCCATAAGATTTATTCTCGCAAACAGGCCGCTGCGAATAGCGGAGGAATCGCAGTCGATGGACTACGAATCGCTTAAGGACCAGGCCAAAAAAATAGAAGATTACCTCGGAAGCTCCACTACGACCGTTGAAAGAACAAGCTTCACACAGGGAAGGATGCTGATTTAATGCCTGCCGTAAGGACGCCAAAAAGAGAAGATACAGGGCACGATAAGATTACCATCGAGGGTCAGTTCGGCAGATATACGGCACTTGGTTTCCGATCCGCTTCAATTGCAGAGAGGGGGGGCCGCGGCCATTCCGGAGGCTCCGGCGATGCCCACAGCAGATACGACCGGCCGAGACTTATAAATCAGAGCAGGACCTTTTATCGCGATAACGGTTTGTATAAGGGCATGATAGATAGGGCCATAGATTACATGGTCGGTTCCGGCTTCACGCTTCAGGTAAAAACCGACAATACAAATTTCAATAAAAAACTGGAGGGTCTCTGGAACTCCTGGAATTTCAAGCCTGAAATCAGGGGGCTGCTCCTGGGGTTCGAG